TTAGACCGCTATAAGTTCTGGGGAACCCCTGGAACCAAGGAGAGCCGTGAGCGCGTCTCCGATCAGACCATTGGTACCGCCAACAGCCGCAACATCACCAAGGAGAAGGTGCTTGTTGTGCTGAAGGAGTACACTGGCCCTGCAGATCCTGGCGATCCTACCCAGCCTTCTACTTTTAAAATTGCCCGGGAGACCCTGGTGACTGCACAGCGTCTGCTGTTAGACACCGGCAACCTGAACATGTTCCACCAGAGCATCGGTTCTCTGACTCTGCTGGACGACTATCGTCGTTGGCGCGATCGCGTCTTCATTGACGAAATGGCCAAAGCTGAAGCCAATGGCGCAGCTTCTGATGATATCGGTGGTTACTACTTTGCAGGCAGCAAAGAAAAGGATTCCACTGGCCGCATCTCCTACACCACTGCTGAGTATGGTGCTCAAGTTCAGCAGTTCTCCGTGCGTACTGACCTGCTGACTGTTGTCAAGCAGATGCGTAAGCGCAACGTTCCGACCTTCGCTGATGGTCTGTATCGTTGTATTTGCGATCCTACCTTCATGATGCACCTGCGTCGTGATGAGGACTTCCGCGAGATCGCACGTTACTCCGGTAATCCTGGACAAGGCATGTACATGGGTAATCCCATGATGCCTAACAACTCCAGCTTCTACATGGGTCCTCAGGCTGGCCAAGCCTACTTCCTGGCCGGTGAGCCCGTGATGCCGACTGGTGTTCAGTTCGAAGGCGTTAAGTTCTACGAGTCAACGAACTTCCCCAACAAGAACGTAACTACTTCTTTCGACGGTGGTAGCACATATGCTTCCAAGGAAGTTGCTCAGGGTTACTTCTTCGGTCCTCAGTCCATTGGTGTTGGCATCGGCGGTCCTAACGCTCAGGTGCTCATCAATAACAACGATGACTTCAGCCGCTTCATCATCCTGATCTGGCAACTGTATGCAGGCTTCGAAATTCTGAATAAGGATTTCATCACCACCGCATTCAGCTTCGTGCAAGACGACGGCACACTTTGAGCCTAATTAAGTAAAAAGAAAACCTCAATAGGAGAGATAAATGACTTACTTGTCCGCTAAGAAAATCTATCCAGGTAACTGGACAGAGGCCTTAAACGGTTGGTACAAGAACATTGATTCCAATCAAGACGGCACTAACAATTCTTCCAAGGCAGGCCCCACCTCTGTGTTGGCTGTCCCTGGTTACCGCTACTTCCAACAGCGTGGTTATGTCAAAGTCACCGCAACTTCTGGTGATGGCGCAGTTGCCTCTGCTGATGTGATCGTTCCTTCCCCCTATCGGCAAGACGACACCCGTACCGACATCACCGGAATGGTGATCTCCGGTTCTACTGACCTGCCTGCCTACGGCTATCGCGCTACTGTCGCCATCGCTTCGGGCTGGGGAGACCGCCGCGTTGCTTCTGGTGTGTATGCAGCCACTGGAAATGTGATCTCTTTCGGTCGCGATAACGCTGGTTCACCTGTCGCCGCTTCAGGCGTTGGCGAAGGCTTGATCCAGGCCAACCTTTCCTCCACCACTTCCGGTGGTCAGGCTGGGGAAATCTTCTTTGCCGGTGGCTCTTCTGCTACCAGCACAACTCCTTTCCTGACGGCTACCGGCGCTGCTGGTGTTACCGCAGGTAAGGTTTACCGCGAGAACACCGCTGCTACGACCTTTAAGGTCTACGCAAAGGCCTCTGGTAACGCTACTGCTACCTCTGGCGGTTTCTACATCTCCTCTGGAGATGCCACCGCTGGAACCTTTGGCTACATTGTTGTTGAGCTTTGCTACATCCAACCTGATGTTGCGTCTGATTACAACGACATTGAAGCTTATCTTCCTAACAAAATTGTTAGCAGCGGCAGCTGAATAGGTTAAAATAAGACCAGTAAAATTTTACTGGTCTTATGTTATACCGTCACAAAAAAACGGGGGCCACTCTTAAAGTAATTACGGAGTGGGACAATGGCGATTGGAGGATGGTACAAGACTCCGAAGGTCGCCTTTTCACTGTTTGGCGTGAAGAGATTGAAGAAGATTCATCAGCTACCAAGAAGGTAAAGTCTTTACAAGTTAAAGATCGTGCCAACAAGGAAACGCCTAGGGACTTCCCACCTGATACAAGACTGAACATCAATAACGCCTCTGCTCAAATGATCGCGGATCATATCAAAGGCGTTGGCATTAAAACAGCCAAGAAGATCAAGGACCTTCAGATGTCTCTTTCGGGTGAAAGATTCTCTAACCTTGATCAATTAAAGACTGTTAAGACAGTAGATTGGGAAGCGGTAATGGCTGCTGATTTAATCCGCATCTAACGTAAGCCCTCTTCAAAGAGGGCTTATTTTATTTTTAAGGTTTAACCTAATATAATAAGAAGATAAGAGGTCGGCCAGTGCAGTTATCTACTTTTGATAAAAGTCGAGTACGTTATCATTTAGGATACTTCACTGTGTCTGTGCCCGCAGGTGATTACGCTCGCCTGGAAGAGTCAATGAATACTATTCCTGACTCATTCTTTTATCGAAAGATTATTTATCACTTAGGTCGTTGCGATACAGCTGAGCGTAAAACTGAAGTTGCAACCTCTCCATCAACTCGTATTGAAAAGATCGAGGGTGATGTTGATCGTACCATTTCATCTAGCAATGCTCGGGAAGCATTAAAAGTATGGGATGAAATTTATCTGTATGAGACTAATGCTTTAGCAGCAATCTTGTACGTTCCTAATTACAAGGATCCTTTCCAAGCACGTTATCGCTATGAGCGCTCAGGTGCTGAATTTATCCAAGCGCTTCCTGGTCCTGCAGATAACGCTGTAGGTTCAAATGTTTACCTAAATGCTAACTACCGCTAGCCATGATAACTAAACTTCTGAGAAGAGCACTAGGCGGAGCTTTTAGTCGAGCCCCCAAAGCTACTAAAGCTGCTAGAAGAGTAGGAGTTCCTACAAGGGATGCAGGCATTGGAGGCCGCGTGGGTCCTGGAGGCGGAGGCTTAGAGACCGGTGTTGTTGCAAGGCCTATTACTCGACCTTCTAGTGTTGAAATAAGGCCGAATAATACACCTTACACGGGAACTATTCAACCAAATACTGCACCCTCCTATGTAGGATCACAGACATCATCTCCGAACTTACTACAAAGAGCCGGTGGTTTATTGCCCACAGGACCGTTGGGATATCTAGGCCGAGGACTGCAAGTTTTAGGTGGTGTTGATGTTGCAAATAAAATAAGAAAAGGAGATTACACAGGTGCTGCAGTGGAAGCAGCACTACTGGCCCCAGGTAAAACTCTTGGTATTGCAAAACAGTTACTATTAAATCCTGTTGGATTGACAACTGCTGCTGCTGTCCTTGGAACTGAAGCACTAGCACCTGCTTCAGTGGCAGACGGCACATTCGCGCCAGGTTCTGCTGGTTATAAATCACTGACTCCGGATGAAAGGCGTAGACGTGACGAAATGAACGCAACTGCCAAACTAAATCCATTTGAAAACAACGTACCTGGACGTAACTTTCAGCCAGGTGGTGGTGGTGGATTTGCCCCTCCGACACCAAGATATGAAGCTCCCTTGCCTACACGAGAAGAACTAGAGAGACGCGCATATCAAAATGAAGTTTCCAGGGTAGCCCAGCAGGCCGATCCATTCTTCAGAGCAGGTGGTGCTCCCCAATTGAACTATTCCGCTGACGAGGGAATGGCAATTAGCCGTGCTTTGTATGGTGACCAGCTGACTCCTAAGACCCCTAATCCACTGATGGCTGGTCTTGTTTATGACGAGACTAATCCGATGATGGAAGGCAGAAATTACAATATGGAGAACCCTGTTGGAGTCCAGCAGAGTGCTGCTCAGTCCTTTAATGACTATTTCCGTAATGGAATGGTTCAGCAGCAGTCACAAGGCATGGGTTCTGAGCCTAGCCTTGAGTCAGTACTCAGTCCAGAAGATCGTGCAATGTATCTTCAACAATTAAACAACTTTAGGCCAGGAGGACCGGGGTAATGGCAGATAGGTCCCGTTACGTTTCTAAGCCTCAGCTTGCTGGTTATTTGCGTCAAGCAGGTTTCTCAGAAGAAATGATTCCAACGATGATCGGAATCAGCACAGCTGAGTCAAGTCTTGATACAAAAGCTTTTAATCCCAATGTAAATACGGGAGATCAAAGCTATGGTCTTTTTCAGATAAATATGCTTGGAGCAATGGGTCCTGAAAGGCGAGCATTGTTTGGTATTAAATCAAATGAAGAACTATTTGACCCTTTAAAGAATGCAAAAGCAGCTAAGGCTATTTACGATCAACAAGGTTTAGGTGCATGGTCTGTTTATAAGTCAGGAAAATATTCACAGTATGTTCCAGGAATGGAAGATATTGCTCCGCCTTCAAATTCGTCCAATACTACAAATTCATTGATGAGTACAAATGCGCCACAAAGACAGACTGTAGATCAAGTGTTATCTAAACTAAGGTATGATCCAGCTGAATATCGTAAAACTGACAATAAAGCTACCTCTTTAAGAGATCAATTTGTAAATAGTTTGAAAGAACAACTTATTAATAATGTATTAAATCCACTAGGAGGTTTTCTTCAATGAATAGTTTTTATGAATACATGGATCAGGATTTTTTGCCAGGAGAAGTTTATAGGTCTCAAGCAAGTAGATATGGAACGGATGCCATGAGTAAGGTTGATGCCTTAAACCAACTGCGCATGGATTTTGATCTTGCTGAAATGAGAGATGGTCCAATGGATACAACGGCCTTTGAAACTTTTGCAACTTTACGTAGTAATCCTAATGCGTTATTCGCTGCAAAGATTTCTCAAACTTTACCCAAGCCTTTAGTAAACGGAACCATACCAGGATTTAGCGCCAATAGTTTTTTGGGCGTATAGCTCTGGTAAAATAAAAATTATTCAGTAAAATAAAGTGACTTCAACTAATACCAACAAGCAGCCCCTGTTTATTGATCGTCCTTTTATTGATCATTCAGTACTTACTACTCAAATTGCAGGTAGCTCAGCTAATAAAACGTTACAAGTCCAAGGAGGCCAAGCGCCTGCATTGATTGTCGATATGGATGCTGCTTTGTCAGACGACAATAACAGTGGAGGGGTTGTGGATTCAGTTAAGATTGTAAGAAGCGATTATCAAATTCCTCCTGACTACACTGTAAATACGACAACATCAGGAACGGAAATTATTTTAGAAAGCGGTAATACAGTATTTATTCAAGAAACAGGAGTATTAACAGGAGGAGGAGCACCGTTTTCAGGTAAAGGTTATTACACATATACGGGCTCAACAACTTTAACGGGAGTTAATACAGCTTTAAATTATTCAGGACTAATCGCTTCTGGATTTTCATTTGAATCACAATTTATTTATGCGCAATACGGTGTAACAATAACCTTTTATCATACTCGAGGAACAACTAATCCTATTCCTGCTAGCGGTGACTATGCTGTGCTCTTTACTAAGTACTTACCTTCTGGTTCACAAGACGTTGACTGCACGGATGTTTTACCTCAACTAAGCGCTCCCGTTCCCGCAGCAGGCGATACAAGTGGTTTGTCAGGCGGTACGCCTGTTCGTGCGCGAGGCATTTATTTAGAAAAAGGTGATCGCTTGTACGCGGGTGTTTTACCAACTAACACGTATCCTTCAGGCTACACTCCTGGAGTTACGGTCATTGCTCAGGGCGGTTTCTTCTAGCCATGTCACCGCGTGGCAATTCGTTTGGATTCAAGGAGCCACCTCAAAGTAAAGCAAAAGCAGGTCCTTTTCCAATCGTTTCCGAATTCGGTGGTAGTGTTGCAGACTCACTTTATTCAAGCAATAAAGAGGCGTCTTGGAATCGCTGGAGAAGAGGTTACGAGTTAGCAACTTCTAATCTTGCTTATGCAGCATTTGAATATCCCTTCTCTTATCGAATACCTCTTCCTTCCGGTTCTACACAGAATGGCGATAATCCGCCACTTATGGCAGGACTGATTAGGGGATTTCCTACTAAAAACAAAGAGTTGGGAATGCATTGGTGCGGATCTATCCTTGCAGGTAGTCTTAGATTTGACAATTTAGTTGATCAAAATAATACAGAATTATCTATCGCATCTGTTACTGATTCAGGAAATTTCTGGCGTGTGCAATTAAACGGAACATGGGATGCGAATAATCCGCTGCCTCCTCCGCTCTTCATAGAAACCCCTGGCAATCAACCTAACTTAACTCCTTTAAACGGAGATGTTTTAGAAGATAGAGTTCTAACGCAAGCGGGTATTCCTATTACAAAAGAAACAATTGATCCAGATACAGGAATAAAGTATGGGTATACAGCGGCGGTATTGGATTCAATCGAACCGTACAATGGCGTATTAATTTTACGTAAGCAAGGTTCTATTGAATCTACATTTGACAGTGTCTTAATCACACCTTCACAGAGATCTCCTCAGGTAGGAAGATTTTTTATTAACGGATCTAAATATGCTTGTAGTTGTCAAGACTTTACACGTAGACAATACTATTATGTTTCTACATTTTTAGGTAAGAGAAAAAGTCCGACCTTTCCTATAACTAGATGTGCAACATTAAAACCAGGGCGTTATGAAGTTACAACAACAGCCGGTGAAATTGATGAGAGAATTATGCAAGAAGCTTTACAGGATAGAGCGCTAACAATTGTTGCTCCTTCTGGATATGAGTTGCCTTATAATCAGTCAGTAAATTCTGCGGGTATAAATAACAAGCCATCGAACACAAACCGTGATTTCCCTGGTGTTTTTAGCGACTTTGGAAATGTTTATTTAAGAGGTACTGACCTACCTAAAAACCCTGATGCCCCTGCACCTCGTAGTGAGGGCATGGTTAAATATG